TCTGCCTTATCCTTGGATGCCTGGTAAAGAATCACTGCTTGGGCATAACTCTGCGGATTGAACTCCGGAACGGTATTTTCACGACCAGGCACATAACTAATTCGGGGCAACAAAACCACAGCACCCTCCAAATCGGCCTGTACCATCTTGCGTTCAGGATCAATCGGGAAAGCTTCCAGGATCAGCAGTCGCAGTTCTGTCACCAAGGCCTTACAAAGCGACTTGCGAAGGATCGGAGAGAGTTTCTCAGCAATACCTTCTTCTTGGAAAACAAAGCGACTTCTATTCTGTGGATCAGCAGCATCGTAATAATCAATGGTATCCGCCCTAACCTCAAGCGCAAGGCGTACACGCACCTTCATGTGAGCTTCCTTGTCCACGTTTTCAACGATTTGCTTGAAGGTGGGAAGCATACACTGAGCAATCTCATGAACCAATGCGCTCTGAGACATGCGTTCATCTGCCGCAAGTTCTTCGCGCCGAATACGTTCGCAGAGCTCTTCCCATTGCTGTTCTTCGCGCATCCGTGCCTCTTTCTCTTCCTGGCGGCGCCTAAACTCTGCGTATTGCTGGTCACGCAGTTGCTGTTGTTGTTGCTCCCATTGTGCAAGCGCCGCACGGTATTCTTCTTCACGCTTCGCGGGGGCTTCACGAACCAGCTGATGATATATGTCCATATCTTCCCGATACTCTTTATTCTGATATGCGACGCGAGCATAAACAGGTATTACAGTGTGGCGTAGAATTCCGTGTGCAACAAAGACAACACCGTATGTAATCGCTCCTAATAAAGCGCCAGCACAGATACCGTTAAATATTTCTCCGTTGACAAAGATGACGATAGCACAGAAAAGACCTACAGCAACAGCAGGAATCCATGCAACTTCATCTGCCGTGAATTTGAACCAAAGAGGATAATCTTCCTCATCAACTTTACAGTCCCTGAGTGGTATTCTCTTAGGTTCATCATATGTCATAATTGGGAAATCAGACAGTTCCGGTTTTCTTGAGTAATTCATATTATCCTCCCACACATAACAGGTATGTAATATTATACTCCCGGCGTTATTGTCGAGCAATGTACATTTTGGTAAATATCCCCTATTCTCCTCAAAACGGCCTCTTCATCACAGTAACCACCCTGCCCCTAGTATCCAAAAACTCCACCAGCATGGCCAAACTATCACATGCATCATCATGTTTGTTCTTACCCGTCTGCACGAACAGCGTCACCTCGTTCATGAACGCTCGGTACTCCTTGGTGCGGTGGGCCTCGTCAATGAAATAGAACTTCTTTATATCCGGTGCAAACTGGATGATCCGGCTCAGCTTACTCTGCGTGGTAGGCGCTTTTTTTGTGCTCATGTTGATGCGCACACCGTCCGCACGCAGGATTTCATCCACCTTCTCGCAATACGCATCGCCGCCGTTGTTCGCCTCAAACCGCGCCATGTGCGGATGGTGCTGCTTCAGCTTGGCCACCACGGCAGGCTGCGTGACCGTCTTATCGCCGTTATTGAACACCACGTCATGCACATATACCTCGTCACCGTACACATACGCGATGGGCAGGCTCAGGCTGTCGCCTCCACCGAAGGCCACGTCACACACAGCGACCACGCGGTCAGGCTCCCCTTCCGGCAGGACGCCGTTATATGTGCGCAACTCGTCTGCAGGGAACAGCAGGCCTTCGCGGATGTACGGCTGGCCCATGTACTTCGCCCACCAGGTCGCCGGATCAATGCTGTCACGCATGTCCTCATAATATGCCGTATCAAAGCCCAGGCCGTATTGGTAGTTGAAGTTGCTCTCCCCGTCCTCGTTCAACGCCGGAATAACCCGGAAGCGGTAGCGGGGATTATCCGCATACTGCTCTGCAATGCGGCCCAGCGGGTCGAAGACGTTCCAGCGTGTACCAACCATCAGCTCCAGGGCACCCAGCTTTTTGCGGTCTTTCAGCTGGTTCAGGTAGGCGTCGTACTTGTTCTGCAGGCGCTGCGGGTTCAGTGACTCCTCCAAGTCCTCAATCAAGTCATCGCAATACAGCACACCACCGGAGCCGATTTCCACGGCACCGGTCAGCGTACCGCCAACAGAGCGACACGTCATCGTCGGGAAGCGCTTCGCCTTCACCAGGTCAACCGTGCAGTTCTTCGCACTGGTATTGGCCACCTCCACCCCAGGGAACACATCCGCCCAGCGGTAGGTTTCGCTATCAGCGATGATGCTCAGGATTTCGCGGAAGAAGCCATCCGTCAGCGTACCACTATGGCCGGACATAACGCTGGCATGGTCAGGGCGGTGGCCCATCACGAACGTCATGAACAGGATGCACAGCGTACTCTTGCCTACACGTGGCGGCAGACTGACGCCCAGGAAGTCAATCTTCCCGTCGAACAGATCCTGCAGGTCATCCACCAGAGGCTTGAGCACGGCCCTGCGCGGCAGATAGAACCGCTTCTGGGGTTCCCTGTCCTTCTCCAGGTAGATCAGGTAGCTGTCAAACACACCATTCTGAGCCTCCAGCAGGTATGTCTTATATACCAGGTCAAGTGCCTCTGCTGTGTGGATTTTCATGCAGTGCTTGCGCACCCACTGGCTGGTAGCCAGCTTCTGCTCCCGGTCAACGCACTGGACAGCCAGGTCAAACAGGTCTTTCAGGGTTTCCATCGTCTGCGGTAAACGCTTGATTTTTTCGATCATCAGTATCCTCCTTTTCCAATAAAAAAGACGGCATATCCCGTATTGGGATAGCCGTCTGAGCGGATTGAAATATTATGTAATTGATTACCTTTTACTTTTTGCTTCTTGTATCCAGTATCGGAATTCCCAGCGTAATGGATCCATATCGGTAATATGGGAACGCAGGGCCTCTTGATACATCATATATTGATTATGATAATCGTCCCAACGACTCCATGCCACCATAGGTTTTGAAACCCCGAAAGCCTTTTGTGCAGCATCAAATACGTAATTGTCTATCGGAATATGCAAATACGGAAAGGCTCCATCAAACTGTTTGTCACCAATTACGTACAGATACTTTATGGTCATGTTAAGCCATTTTTGTGCCTGCCCATAATAAAACTCAATGCCAGCTTCTCGAAAGCAACTACGTATTTGGGTACAAACATTGAAATGCCAGGAATCGAACGCATCCTGCGTAGTGACATTACTCATCATCCAAGTTATTTCTCTACGAAGTAACTCTGTCGTTTTTTTACGAAGGGTCTCGCGCACATCGGATGACATAGTTTGATAACGAATCGTTCTATTCAGATCACGGTAAGCGCGGTTGCTAGCAGCTTCATAAGGGTCGTCATATGCACCTACACACATAGCTTTCAGAAAATCCAAAGCATCTTTGTCAACTACTACTGACATGCTCATTATTCTTTCCTCCATTCGTCGGGCTTACTGCAGCCTATACCAGGTAGTCCGCGCACTCCCCGTTATCGTTGCAAACTATTACCCCACGATATAAGACATTCTTTCAGGAAATTCTCCCTTTGCCAGTTGTTCACGGTATTTCCGGTTTACTGAGTATATACGTTCTCGTAAGAGGGCGGCATCATCCCACAGCTTAATGATCTCCGGTTTGTGTTCTTCTGCATAGAAACGCACAATACCGTCAAGATGATCTAGGGATGAGCCGACTGCATATTCGGCGGATTCTGTGTTTTTCACAATCAGCTTGCAGTAGAAGTTCATTTTCTTACACCTAAATCGTTCGCAGTACTCTATCAATATCAGCAATGGTTACCTATACTGAACTCGTACACTATTTTCATAGTAGTTGCCTCCCGATCATGCGATATACTTCGCCAGTTCCTTAAACCGCGCACTACCGTTCTTCACAGTTTCAAGCTTGCAATGGCCATCTGCATACCGAACAGAGAACGTCACCGTTTTAGCTTTCGTAATCGTCGTCTTCTTTGGCGTAAGAGCACCCACAGCTCCAGCTACAGGATGGATCGCGTAACCAACTGCACCACGCACCACAGAACTCGTCACACTGGATTTCGTTTTGCTTTTCATCGTCGTATCGACGATGGCCGTGGATACGATGGTATTTGCTGCACGGATTTCTTCTTTCATCGTCGCCCACGCCTGGGCAGCTTCCTCGGCCTTTCGTTCGCGTTCAGCAGCGATGCGGTCTTTCTCCGCGTCAGTTAGAGCATTATATGCCGCTCGTTTCGCCTTCAAACGTTTGTATATCCCAACAGGAAGCAGCACAAACAGCGATGCAAAGAATATGAGTTTTCCTGCAACGGCCAGGTTCTCACGGCCTGCAGCGTTCACATACCAGGATGCCCCTAGTGCCGCACCTATGATGCCACACCACAAGTAAATCGTTCCTTTTTTCACTTCACATTCCCCTTCCTCGTACGCATATTGGTTATACTTCATTCTGGCCTATGAATCGCATTTCTTTTGTTTTTATATCAAACTCCAAAATCTTGATTTGACCAAGAAGATGCCGATTCGTCCTAAAATAGTACTCTGCAAGCGTTTCATTACGTTTTGAATGTTCTGCATGCAACATCACAATCATTCGCTCGGTATCGTCAGGCAGAAAAGAAAGGTAAAACGCGGCTTCGTTAGTAAACCCCATTTTCGCACTTGGAACATTGCCTGTTTCTGTCCAAGTGTAGCACTTACACTCAACAACAATGCTTCCATCCAAAGAAGCGATATCAAAGCTATGCAGCTTTTCTGGTCTACCGATAGCTATTTTGCACTCAATTTCAAACGGGATAGTATATGCTTCCTCAAGCCATTCTTTAACGGCAATCTGAAACGCTTTTCCCACTCTTGGATTTTCGCTATTTTTATTCATTCTCTTACCACCGACTTCACGTCATACACCAATTACCGCTGCAAGCTATACCACTTGCTTCTGCTAATCTCCAGCGCAGAACATGCCTCTATCACCGTCATCTGGCCATCGGCCACCTTCTGGGCATACACAGCGAATTCAGGTACTTCACGGCGCTTACGCCCTTCCTTATAGCCCGGACGCTGCCTTGCAACAGCCTTGCCCTCTTGGGTGCGTTCCCAGATCATGTCACGCTCATACTGGGCAAACGAGAAGATGATATTCAGCATCAACTGTCCAGTAGGCGTGTTGTTTGCCATGCCAAAGTTCAGAATGTTGACCGTAACACCCCGGTCAATCAGCTCCTTGATCACCTTGCTTGCATCAGATGCACGGGCGAAACGATC